AGCCGGGCGTCCAAGTATATTGTGTTATGCGAATAGGACGTTCCAGGAAATTTCCCAGATTCGCATCAGGATTGTAACTCAACATAAATGTTGGGTCACGACGAGACAAGTTCAACTCCTCACGGGGAGTGTCATCATCTCTAAAGTGTGTCGTTTCTTGGGTTAACACATCCCTTGTTTTAATATTATTCGCGAGTTAGTTATTAACGATAAACCAGATAAACTCATACTTGGTCCAACGTTACATTTTCTTGATCTAGAAATCCCCCTTAAATAAGGGTTCCACACGAGGGTGGATCTATCACATGCATAGCTATCCAATAAAATACAAACGTAAAAATACAATAAGAATCCTTAAATACATGCGGCCATATTCAACTTTGAGTGCGCGAGGCGGCGCACTATACTGATTCAATTTTATACTTAGCACAGTAACAGCTAAGTTGTTCCTCATAAGTGGGAAAACCACCAATGACAAAAGGCGTAATGCCAGTGGTCCTTGCAATCATTTCTAGTTGCGCCACACGAACGTCATAAATCTCCTTCCCATGGTAGAAAAGTTCACCAAGGGCGTTCGAAATGGCACCACCAGATAAAGCTTCAGGCGTTTCCACCGACTTCTTGGAACAATGAAGGGACTTATATATTGAATCCAATTCCAATGGAGCAAAATACTGCCCAAGTTCAGGCATATAAACGGCCTTCCGCTTCAAAAAGCTTGTCTCCTCAAACGAAATATGAGGGACAGACTCACTTTCCTTATCAGCCATTGTATAAACCACACCAATAGTCTGCAAAACTAACATGACACTAGTATGAGAAAACCACAAAAAGTCATCATGCACGCCACACAGGTTATCATCACCATAAGTGATTAAGGCCACAACACGGAAAAAAGGAGGCAAACCAACAGGCAATCCATTCTGCTGAACGGCTCCTAACATATAATATGCATATCTAAAATATAAACTATTTACAAGACTGTTCACGATCACAGTCATATTGTGTCCACTGGGATTAGAACCAACGACGCCAATTAAGTCGCCATTGTGTTCATAAATTGGTTGACACAAGTCAGTGAGCAAACCTCGAATAACACACAAATCATCCTCTGAATATGCACCACCATTATATCTATTAGCAAACAAAATAATGGCATAGATAATACCATATGCTCGCTCTGTGAATTTGACACTCATTCTGAGATCATAGGATGCATAATCACCCGCAATTGCTTTGTCATTTTTGAAACATCTAACCCTTTCCATAAAGGCAGTCCAATCTGGCCCATGCGCATTAACACCAACGGCACACTCGAACAAGATGGGAAACTTCTGAATGAAAGCAATAACTGGGAGAAAGTATTTACGAATTAACACACTCGCACCGAGTGGTGCACCCGCAAAAACACGAACCTTCTCCTTAGTAAGCGGACGAGCTTCATCCTTAAGATTCGAACGAAAAATAAAATTACAACGCTCACCACGGAGATAGGTTTGCTCCATTTCTAACACAATCTCATTCAGATCATCAGAATACGTCAACCTAGGGTTTCCACTGGAATCAAGCTC